TCAAGGGAGTGTTATGGCCGGCCGACTACCGTCGTAAACCACCCGTGCAGCGGAATCGGGTTTGGGGGTCAGAATCGTGACACCCACTCCAACCGTCCGCAGTTCGCCGTGGCCAGCGCTGATGTTCCGGCGAGGGGCGTTGCCGGGCACCCACGGTTCAGCGAGGCTGAGCGGTTGGGCGTGAATGCCCAAGGCGCTTTGGAGATAAGGATCAGCGCCCTGAAGCCACCAATCCTTTTCCTGCCCCCATTGCTGCTGAGGCACGTAGCAAAAGTCCCTGCTCGGATTGACGCCAGGCGTGGCCACGATTTGGCAGGCAATGTGGCTCTCCTCGCGGTTGAGGTACCGCCAGTAATTTTCCGCGCGCTTGGCCTTATCCACTACCGTCGGGATTTCAAACTCCCAAAATTGGCGCGGCCCGGCTTGGCGATGCACGCTCGTACGGCTGCCGAAGATACTGCCAGACGGCCAAGGGTTGCCTTGCGAGCCACTGCCATCGACAGCGGGATTGGGCAGGACTTGCGCAAGATCGGGCGGGAAGAATGGCGGCACGGTCAAATAACCGCCACCGCCGCCGCCACCAAACTGAGACGAATTTAACACGTAGCGGCCAAACGAGTCGGTCTGCATGTTGAAGCTCACCGCCATGTGATAAAACGGCTGGTACCGGTACTTGCCAGACGTTCTGTTGCCCTGGGAATAAATCAGCCGAGGCCGGTCGCTCGGCACAGGTAACTTCCATTCGGCTTCGCTCTCAAGCCTCGCCAATCGGAAGGCGGTTTGCTTGTGCGGAATCGGCAGGGCGGTGGTCGAGTTCGATGTCACACTTATGGAGTTCAGGTCCGTGATGGTCGCGGCCGCATTACCGCTGTTCCGGCGCGCGGCGAGCTCGCCCGTGTAAATCACATTCTGGTTGCTGCCCACCACGCTGCTCCGAGCAAAGTCAGGGCACTCAAAGACTTCGAGAGCGAGCGGCACGAAAACCTCGGCATGCGCGAAATTAATATAGCGCTCCACCAACGCGCGCAGGCTCGTGAAGGTGAGCCACTTCAACGCCGCTGTGTAATTCGTCCGCAGGCCGATGGTGAGCGGGATGCCCGGCGCACTCTCGAATTCCGGCACGGCAATCACCGCCGCGCCTTGGGACCCCGCGATGTTTGTGGGCGCGTTGAGCGTGAAGTCGGTCATGGTCATTGTGAGTGCGCCGCTGAATACGTTCCACGTTTCCGGGTTCGCTTGGCCCGTCACGTAAATGCTGCGCGTGCCCGCCAACGCGCAGTTGCTCAAATGAAAATGGTTTTGCCACGTGAAGCTGCGGGACTGATTGAACTCATTGCGTAGCGTGGCGAAGTTGGCCGGGAAATCATTCACGTTGCCGCCATTCGCGACCGTCACATTGTTTGCCGCGAACCAACTCAGCCAATAGGTTGCATCAGGTGCGTTATCAATCCGGACGGCAGTGTCGATGGGCATAGGGAGATTCCCAAAGGAGGTCCAGCTTGGCAGCGTGTTGAAGTCAAGCACGCGGCCGTGCCAGACACGGAGCGCGCGCCAATCCAGCAGAGCACCATCCACACATTGGTTCCCGCTTTGGGCCAATGCATTAAAACTTTCCGTGCTCAGAATTATGTTGGTGCGCTGCGGTGTGACCGCGCGCGGTGTCGGTGCCACGCGCGCCGGATAATCTGGTCCGGCCAAGTTGCCGCTGTTGAGGATAAACCAATTGAATGGCCCAATCATCGTGTCTTTGAACGCATCGAACGCCACAAGGCCATCCAGCGGCGTCGGCGATCCAATGCCCATGAGGTGGCCACCAGCGACCGCATCAATCTCATGCGCGTAGAATTGTCCGAGGGCACCGCCGTCGTACCAGCCGCCCAGCTTTCCGATCTGCCTTAAGAGCCGCACGCGCGTTTCGCTGATGGGATGGCTCGGCAACGTGAAATCTTTTCCGTCCTTTCCGCTCAACTCATCGATGTATTCCAGGCACCGAAACCTTCCGCGACGCATGGTGAAGAAACCGGCGTTGATGCGGCCGTGCTGACCGTAGCCGAAGCCCTGGCCGCGAAAGCGAATGCAGTGTTTGAGTTCGAAGCGATCCGTGGCCGCGTTGTAAGTGTAGCTGAGATCGCGCGGCGTCAGCGCCGTGGCGCGCCTCGTGGTTTGCAGCGCAACCAAATCAGGCAACGCGTCAGCGCGCACGCTCTCAATGAACTTCAGCACCAAGCCTTCGGGCGTCATGACTAATGCGACATTTTCGTAGGACGTATTGGCGTCGGCTAATCCGCCGAAGTGGGCCAGCGTGAGCAGGTCGGCCACCTTCACGCTCTGGATGGCGGTGATTCCCTGCGCCGGACCGGGTGCCTCGATCAAGAGCGGCAACGCATCGCCTGGCACGGTGATGAGTTGGCCGGCCGGGTTGTAGAACTGTTTTGCGTTGGGCGTGAGGCTAACGCTGCGTTGATGGAGCCGATAGCTCGATACATCACTTCGCGTGAAGTTACTCACGCCAAAGATGTCCTGATCAATTCCACCGACACGGTTCTCAAAGATTTTCGTGTCGAGCTTGAACGCGGTGTCGAGCCGGACGGCTGTGCGAATCACCTGTGGCGCATCGCGCGCATACAATGGGTCTTTAAGCAGGTTGGTGCCCGTGCCGACGAGCCACACGTCATGGGCCGCGTCGGTGGAATAGATGGTGGCGTTACCATTGGCGTCAGTCCCCCACGCCAGCTTGTGCGCAGCAAATTCCGCGAGCCGATTCGGATCGGCGAAGCCTCGGAACTTGACCTTGTCGTACGTCACGGGCTGTGGAGGCGGTGCGCCTTTGGGCACGCGTACGATCCATAGCTCACCATCCGCGCTGGTCGTGTCGTCCAGCGCCGCGCCGTGGTAAATGAAATCGGCCAGGAGCAAATCCCCCGGAGCCGTGACGCGGCCTTTGAGATCGTCGAAGTGTTTACGCTTCCAAGCGCTGGTGCCCAAGTCCTGTTCAACATAGAGATCGTTGATGTCACACAGCTCATGGGGGTCGCGTTTGAAATAGGCAAAGTGGTCCGGGTTGCTGAAGTGCCGGACCAGTTCATAAACCCACGCCTTGTTCGCAACGTTGTGGCGCTGCATGGACGCAGCGGCCGTCACGGCATTGTCGTCGATGTCCGGGCCGGGATTGCCATCGCGCGCGGTCACGTGATTGCTCGCGAAGCTCCAGAAGAAATGCGCGTCGCCAATTTCAGGCACTACGAAGTAACGAAGCGTGAAACGGTAATTCTCCCAACGATTCAGCGGCGTGTTCCAGGTGCGGCGAACCGTTCGACATTCGCCAGGCTGCAACGTGAACGTCCCGCCGTGCCACGTCACGTCACACGCGAATAGATTCAGGTTGTGGAAACACACGACCGGAAACTTCGTGTCCTGCGGGCTCGGAATGTTTATGGCGGCCGGCCCTTCGATGATGAAATCGGCCCAACCATAATCGAGCCGCTTGTCCGGCACCGGCGACGCCTGATTGATATTACCGCCTTCGCGCAACCAGTAAGTCCGCGGCGCAGGATCGCCCGGTCCCTGTAATTGTTTCGTGGCCACGGCCATCGAATGCTCGAAGAGGCTCACGTGATCGATGATGCCAATGCCGGGCGGATAAGAGCTGGTGCTGAGGATGCGATTGACGGTGGCAATGTGCTTGGCGGTATCGAACGCCGTCGCGGTTGCATTGGCGATCGCGGCGAGGAAATAAGAGTGGTCGTAACTGCGCACGCTCGTCGCTTGGACCTGTAACCCCGTTACTGGATCGGGCGCATTGACGAGGTAGGTGACCGCGCCCGGAACCATCTGCGCGTAAATGGTGGGTGTCCCGTTCGTGAAAAAGAATCGCTTGCCGAAAAGGATCGCCGGCATTTGCGCTGACACGGCCGGGTTCCACGCGAAAACGTAGGAACGCCCGTTGAGGATCGCTTCGACCTTCGCATTGAGTGACGTCCACAATGCGACCGTGTGCGGCGGCGTCGGTTCCTGGCCGACTGGAACATAAGGAATTTTAGGCATAGACCGGAGGCGCGCCGCCTCCTCCGCCCGGACTCGTGGTGGCGTTACGCCTTGGAAGATGTTTGCCGAGATCGATGTTGTTTGCCCCGCTCGCCTGGCCGGTCTGGGGAAGGTTGGGCGACATGTTACGCGTGCGGAAACGGTTGGTGCGGAGGAAGTCGATCATTTCCTGCGCACCGAGAAATGATGGCGGGCCGAATTCCACGGTCGTAGTGCCGGTGCCGAAGTCATCGGTGATGGCCACGACCATTGCGTTCATCGTTTGCCATTCGATGCGGCCGCCCGTGAGGTTGATCCGCTGGCCGAGATTCACTTCTTCGGCGATCTCCGCGCGCGTGATCGTGATGGCTCCCTGGTAATGGAGGATGCCCAGTCCATCGTAAATGAAACGCGCGAGGCCGGGCGGCTCTAGTTCCTGCTGCTGAATAGTTTCACCGACTGAATAAAGCTTCGTAATGGCGTTGGTGGAATTGATTTCCACGGTGATGTAGTTCGGCGTGCTGGTAGCAGTGGTGTCGAACTCCAGAACGGTCTTCGCATCGTCCTTCCATTTTTTGTAGGTCACGCGGGCCTTGAAGACAACTCGTTCACTTTTCACACCGTCAGGATTTGCGGCGGCATCGTATTCGAGCCACGGGGGAATCTGGCATTCGTCGAGTTCGTTGGGGAGGCCCAGGTCATCGTCGCTCTCGCTGGTCACCTCGCTGATGACGATGTCGCTCACGCGGGGGTCTTGCATCCAGTTCACGCGCTGCTGCCACCAGAGAACTTTTTCGGCGGCCGTGGCGCTGTCGGCTTTAATTGGGAGCACGGCAATATCGGCACTGCTGACGACGCCACGCGATCCGACGAGGTCAATCGTCTGAATGAGGCAACCCAATTCCCGGCCGGTCGTGGCTGGCGGATATTTTTGCTCGCTCAAACTGAGAGTGCTTTTTTCGTTCCCGTCCACGGTGACGACATTCATTTGCTCGAAGCGAAGCAACACGCCGGGGAGCTGCAGCCGGTAGAGTGGTGTAATGGCGCTGCTGACGGTGACACCATTAAAGAGGGCGAGTGACACAGAGGGAAGCGTGCTCCAGCGACGGCAATGTAACGTCGGCGGGCCCGTGGTGTGATCGATCCACGGGACGGCGTCCGGTGCCCAGCGCAGCATTTTGGTGACGACCTGGCTGCAGAGCACGTCGCGCTCTTCATCGAGTGGAACGGTGCCGCCATCGTAGCTGTCCGGATCGATCTCGATGGTGCCGATTTGCATGGGGCACGGCGGGGTGATTTCCTCGATCACCCAACGGCATGCTTCGCGAATTTGCGCTTCAGCACTCAACACGGTCCAGGCGCTCGGCCCGCGCTGATACGGAATAAGGATGTGACTGGTGTCGTAGGGCGCAAACGCTGAACCGTTCCACGCGAGTGTCTGTTGTTGGAAGACGGTGTTCTCCAGCCAATACCAGGGATCACTCACTTCATAGTCGAGCGATTCGTTTTCGGGATCACTGTCGCGCGGGATTTCGGTCACGATGCCACGGAAGCGGACGATGCCACTGTTGGGCACAAGGTCGCCATCGCCATCCTTCAACACGCCCGTGCGAATGATGAGATGATCGTCTTCGGCAAAGACCGGATCAGCAGTGAAGTCCTTGACGGCCGCGCGAAAGGTAAAGACCGAGATGGATTTTATTTTCCGCCGGCGCTTGAACGAGCGGTGGTCGAGTCCCCAATCCTCAGCGGTCTTGTGATCGCCAGCGACGACTTCCACGGTGATGAATGTTTGTGGCATCGCTCAAGTGATCTGGTCGCGGACGTACAGGCGGAGGTCTTCCATTTGTTTGGTGATGTTGGAAGCAAAGGCTTTGATAGCGTCGTTGCCGGCCGCGACCGAGCCGGCCGCGTTTTGCAGTTCAAGCGCCGCGCCCTGGAAGTTTTTTGCGGCTTCGTCGATGGCCTTTTCTTTTTCGGCTTTCTCGGCGGCCCGTTGGGCTTCCACCTGACGCCGAAGTTCGATGTTGTCGTTGTTGCGCCGCTGGCCCACGTCCGCGCCAGCGCGGTCGCCTTTCAGGAAACCCGCCTCGTCGCGTTGTTTGCGCGCTTCGGCCTCAAGTTGAATAGCGCGTTGACGGGCGGCTTCTGCTTCAGCGGCGATCTCTTTTTGCTTTTGCTCGGCGCGTTCTCTGATTTTGGTCGCTGATGTCGGCGTCTCCTGATCATCCGCCAATTGATCCATTTCCCTTTGGCTTGTGCGAATGCCTTGGGCCTGCTCTTTCAACGCATCGCGCCGCTTTTTGATGTCTTCTCGGGAAACCTTTGTTGCTGTGCCGGTTGCTTGCCGGACATTTGGCAACTCCCACGCGCCCACTTCTTTGTCGTCTAAACCGAGCCACGCGTCGGTTGGATTGCGGTGCAGCAGTTCGTTTAACCCCACGATTTTGGCTTCCAATTCCTTCAACGATTCTTCGGTGGAGTTCTTATACTGGTCGCGCATGGTCTTCGCCGACTGCTCCTCTTCCTTGAGTCCGGAGATGTGTGGCGTCATGTCGGCGGCTTGGGAAGCGAGTTTCGCAGCGAGAGCGCGGGCTTGCTCGGCCGCCTTCTCCGTGCGCTCGGCGTCCTGTGTCTTGTCCGCGAGCGCCTGGGCCTCCTTGCGGGCGGCGGCTTCGCGGATCGCTTTGTCGCGCTGGATGATTTTGTTGGACTCCGGTTCCGTCCGGTCATCGACATATTTCTCGGCTCCGGCGCGAAGCGCTCGCTTCTGTTGCTCGGTCTTGTTTGGCATCGCATTGATCTCAGCGATGCGGTCCTTCACCCGCTCGGATTTGGTTTTATCGATCTCCAGTAATTGCCTGCGGAGAATTTCATCGTCGCTACGCACGTTGATCTGGCGATTGGCCACGATGGCCGCGCTCAGGCGGTTTTGCGCTTCGGTGGCCTTGTCGAGTTCGGTCGTGTATTTGGTCAGGCTGGTTACCAGCGCATCATAATTGCCCGCCGCTGCCGTCATCAACTCAGCGGAGGTTCTCTGCGTTTCGTTGAGCACTTCATTCGCGCGCTTAACGGCGGCAATGCGCAGTTCCGCAGCTCGCCATGCCTGTTCCGACCGCAAGACTAATGCAATGCCACTGCCCAGCATGGCGAGCATCGCACCGAGAGGACTCAGTATTGCTTTAATCGTCCCCGCTACTTCTGGAAAAACGCGGGAGAGTCCTTGCAACGCCTGGTTCTGCGCTCTCTTGGCCTCCGTATTTTTCTTTGTGGCCTTCTCCTCGTCATCTTGTTCGTGCGCGAGTTTGTTCAACTCGCGGGCTTCGGCGGCAAGGGCTTCTTTGTTTTCGTCGGACGCTTTGGCCTTCTTTCGCTTTTCGTCAATCGTAGCGGCGATGGCTGCTTTAGCCTGGCCTTCTGCGCGTGCTTCAGCGGCAGCCGCAATTGCGCTGTTGTCGCGGACGACTTGCCCTTCATTCCGTGTCTGGGAACGTTTCTCACTTTCCTCCCGCACTGCGGCCATCGCTTCCGCGAGGGATTTTTGCGATTCCGCAAATTGCTGAGACTGTTCGGCCGCATGCTTTTCGGCCGCGTCGATCTTATCTATCGCCTCCCTGGCCGCATTGGCTTGCGCAACTTTAGATGTGACCGCTTCCTGTGCGTCCTGCATCTCGGCGCGGCGAGCCGCTGCAGCGCGTTCGCTCTGTTCGCGCACCCTGCCCATTGCGTCGGCCAGGGATTTGTTCGAGTTGGAAAGTTGATCGAAGGCGGTCGCCACATCAGTGGCGTGCGCGCCCATCTGTTCGAGACGTTGCGCGAGCTCCGCGTCGGGCCGGCCCTCAGCCCGCATCCGAATGATGATGTCAACGATGTTGGCCTGGTCACTCACAGCATTTGCTCCAGTCGGATGCGGATGGGCCCGTTGGTGAGCTTCCACCAGCCATCGCCGATGTAGTCCGGGAACTGGTCCCACACGGTGCGATAGTGCGCTGTGTCCCAGCAGTGCGGCTCGCCACGAAAGATCGACACTTCAAACCGCATCGCTTCGAGCGAGTAGATCCATTGCTCGATCCGGTTGGTCACGCAGTTCACCCGGTCGGGTCCGTAATCGTTTCCAGGGCAGTCGATGTCCCAAATGTAATCGATGCGGCCCGCCACGTTGGTGTAACGAAACTCGCCATTGGTCGAGAAGCCGAGGAAGTGGTAGCCACCGCCCGGCACGTTGAATTTGTTGCGGTTCGTATTTCCCTCCGCGTAGCGCTCGGGTTCGACCGGCAGATTGAGGACCGTATAGCGGATCTCCTGGCTGCCGCAGATCGCGTATTCTTCCGCGGGGCCGTTCGTGGCCCAGGGCCAGTTCAGCACGACCACGTTGGTCAACGCCGAGGAGGCACGCAATGCCGCCATGACGCAAAGGAGAAACAACAAACCACGAACAACGGACCGTGAACCTTCCAGTCCATAACCCACGCAGACCAGCAGTCCGGAGCCGAAATCGCGAGCGCGGGAAAACCATTCCTTGACGATCTCCCACAGCAGCGCCATCGGCAGCGCGAACGCCAGGAATATGGCGCGGAGAACGTTCATTGGAACCGGGCGGCCAAGATCACCGTGTAGCCGGAGGCGGTCTGCCAAATGACGTTCGCCGGAGTGGAACCGGCCGGGAATGTCGAGGGCAAAGTCCCATACGTTCCGGGCTGATATTCAAAGGCGAGCGGCGCGCCGCCCGATACCGACATGGCCGCGAGCGATGGGAAGCCGAGCGCGACCTGGTGCGCAGCGAAGGCGGTCGGGGCGGCAACGGCCGAGGCGGCGTCTGCCTGGACCACCGACCAATACATGCGAGCCGGTTTGATCGTGACCGTGCAGTTGCTCGTCATGATCGCCACCGCCGATACGGCCGAGCCGGAGTCGTAAACCAGGTTGGACGGCCAAAAGTTTTTCGTGGACGTGGACTCGTAAATACCGAATCGGATGTTACCGCTTGGGGCCGTCTTCACATTGCAGGACATCTGCGTGATCACACCACCGCTGCCGCTGAACCAAGGGAACAGTCGATAATTTCCGTTCGTCAGCACGGTGCCCGACGTGCCCCACGGTGTGGCGGTGATCTGGTTCCATCCGAGCGCGTAAACGCTTTGCGTCTGGCCGAACTGGCCGGAGTAGCCGGGCCAGTTGGCGACGTCTGCGAGGTTGTTGCTCAGCGTCGTCAGATCGGATTGCGACGCAACGACGGCCGGGTTGATCGCGAGGACAATGTTCGTTCCCTCGTTCGTGCCGCTGAGTCCGTAGCCTGGCGAAATGGACCGCGTGAGATTGGTGACGCCGCTCTTGCCATTCACAAGACCGAAGCGCGCCGCGTTAGTGACCGAGACTTCGCCGTTCACGTTCGCTTCTCCGGTTGTCCCGCTGAAGGCAACGACCACGTTGGTTCCTTCATTGGTTAGCGTGATGGAGTTTCCAGCGCTCAGCGTTTTGAGCTGCAAAACGCCACCGCTGGTGTTCGTGGATTCAAGTCCGATGCGTGTCGCGTTGGTGTTACCGACGCTCTGCAGGACCACGTTGGTCGCGAGCGCGTTTGTGTTCGCAAACACGGTCGGGAGCCATCGGTTCACTGAACCGGCCTCGTGCCAAAAAAGTGCGAGGGTGTTGTTTGGCCAATTGACCGTCGTGCCATCGGGCGTGTTGATCCGCGTCCCCGGATTGACCAGACCCTCAGCGGTGGCGGTGCTCTCGTGCTTGATCGCGATGGACCCGCCGCTCCTGTTCCAGCCGAAGAAGAAATCGCCGCCGCCGAGATTCGTGGTGATGGAGTCGAACGAAGCGCTCGCGCTCCCGGAGAAAAAGATCAAATTGTTCGTGAGCCGCGTAATGGAATTCGCACCGGCGCTCATGGTCGTGACGTAGGCTGGCACAAAAGCCATCGCGCCAAAGTTCGTGGTCGGTCCACGCAATGCGGTCGCATACAAATTGCCGAGCGTCATTGAGCCGTTGCTCAACGTGAAGTTGGTCGAGAGCAGGACGTAAATGTTCGCGTTCGTGGCGATGAGGTTCCCAACGATGCCGCTGCCGGCGTTGAACGTGATGTTGGAATAGAGACCGCCGTTGAAGACTCCATTCACCGTGATCGGTCCCCAGAAAACGACGTTGGTAAGGTTCGCGCCGGACTTGATCGTGAGGTTCGTCCCGTTGAAAGAGTATTGTGAGGCTGGGAAATCGTTGGGCCGAAGGGCCGTGGAAGAATCTTTGACCTCCGCCAGCGATTTGTAGTTCCAATTCTCCAGCGTGTCCGCGCTCTGGAGCGCCGAGCCGACGGCGAACTGTAGGTTTCCGCGCACGGTGTTGGTTGGGCCGAAGAACTGGGAGTTGGTGAGCTTCGCGTTCCCCAGGATGGTGACGATAGCATCAGCAAAAAAATCAAAAGAGAGTTGCTCCTCGTTGAAGCCGGGATACGTGTCGTAGATGTCACCAACGGCCGCGATGATGTTGTTTGCATAACCCGTGTCCGGGTCTTTCGAAGTGTTCTGATCGGGAAAGAAGAAGCCCTGCCCGCCCGCGTTGGAATTGATGAAGGTCGTGTTCGTTGTGAGAGCCACAATCGTCTTCACCGTTGGTGCGCTCGTGAGATAAAGCGTGCCGTTCGTGAAGAGCGCGCCGCTGAGTTGCGCATTGCTGAGCGCGCCACCCCAGTTGCCTAGCTCGAAATATATGTTGGTGCCGTGCTGTCCGTTCGTGCGCGTGCTGAGAAACCGAGACAGCACTGTGATCGTGTTGCTGAACTGGTTGGTCGCCCAGTTGAGCATGTCCGCGAGCTGAGACATTTGCCATTCCCGGAACACGTTCGATTGAATCGTGTAGGGCGTGATGAGCGCCGCAGAGCTGAACACCGTGCTCGTGTAGTTGCTGATGTTGGCCCAACTGCCATACACGCTCAGCGAGAAATTCACATTCGTGCCACCGATGAAGGTGAGGCTGTTAGTCCCCGTAAGATCAATGATCGTGGTGATGCCACTGAATGGATTCGCAGCGATGGCGTTGTAGAGATTGGTGCGCATCTTATCGACGCGGTTGGTGAGCTGGTAGAACAACGTGCTGGCGAGCACGCCATTCGTGCCGGTGCGCGTGTCGCTGCCGAGCGTGAAGGCGCTGCCGTTCGTGAGGTTGGCGGCGTTAGTGAGCTGCAGCGTGCGATAAATCCGGAAGTCCGCTTGCGCGGCAGCGGAAAACAGAAAGCAGAGAGCAGAAATGAAAAACAGTTTCTTCATGGTAATACTTCCGGGTTGTTGGCGAAGACGATGCCTATCACAGGATCGAAGACGAGTTGGAGAATGACGCGCGCTTTCTGGCCGGTGGCCGGGTTCACGGCCGTCAGCGTGATGGAATCACCGGGTGCACCGATCTTGTCCGCCTTGCTCGCCAGCGTGGCATTCACCTGCTGGCTGAGCGCGGTGAGAATATCCGAGTCGGTCAGCGCAGTGGCCTGGCCGGACGCATCGGCGCGTGGCAGCACCGTGAGCGCGGCTTGCACATAGAAATCCACGGGGGCAAGCGGATCGTCTGTGTTGCCGGTGATCGACAGAGTATATTCACCGGCCGCCAGGTTCAGCGTGTCCGACGAGAATTGGAAAAGGAAATGTTCGGCAGCCGGCTTGCGTCCGCCATTCCACTGCGGCGCGGTGATGTTGGCGAATGGTCCGGCCTTTACTTCCAGGACGAAGTTCGTCGTGCTGTTCGAGATCAGGAATTGGACGCTGGTAATGTTCGCGACATCGTAGAGTGTCCCGCCTGCCCCATCGTCCTCGAACAATGCGAATCGAAATTTACCCCCAACCTTTTTGTAAATCTCCATCGAACCAGCCGCACCTTCCTGGCTGATGACGAGGAACTGCTTTGAGTCCCCGATGCGCGAGGGAAAGATCGCGATGACATGGTCGGTTGTGTTGAAGCTACTCATGTAGAGACGGGCAGTGCCGTAAGCGGAGTGCCGCTGATAATCTGGTAGCTTTGGAATAAACCGCAGCCGATGATTTCTTCGATACCGCCGATCTCCTGCAGGCCGGACTTGTCCAGGTAGCGCAGCACAGTGCTCGCGCCCTCGCGGGCTTCGAGGGTGATAAGCCCGAAGTGCGGGCAGACACTCTCGAACGCCGCGCAGTCGAAGCCATGAACAAACGTCTCCATGAAACTGGAGAACTCAACACCGCTGCTATTTTTTCCACGGAACGCCCGGAACGAAACGCTGACACGGCGGTTCTTCCGATCAAAGACACGCCCGAAGTCCGCGCGCATGAAGTCCGCCAGTTGCAGGATGGGCTTGCCGTTGATGCGCAAACCACTGACCGCGATTGGGTCCGGCGAATTGCAGAGTTCGACCGGCGAGCCAATGACGACGCCGCCATTGTCTTGAGGGGTGATGGTGATGCGCAGTCCCACACTTTAGCTGATCGCGAGCGTCCAGGGATTGTTGTAAACGCCGATGGTCGCTGTGCGCTTCTGCACAAAGGCCACGTCGCCGTTACGATGCTCGCCCGTTTTGTAAACGAGCTTCGCGTCTTTCGGCCCCATCTTCGGCAGAGTCACTGTGAGCGTGAGGCCGTTGTTGCCCGCGCCGGTGATGATGAGGTCGCGATTGCGGTTCGCGTAGCTCTGGCCCGGACGGATCGCGGCCGCGTCCTGGTAGGCCATCAGCGTGCGCATGTTTGCCTCGGTGAGATTGTTCGGCCGAAACTTGGCAAATGCCCTGAGGCTGCCGAGATGCACATCGGCGATGCCGACGCCGTCATCAGGAATGATGAGGTTCTTCCCTTTGAAATCGACCATGAAGCCTTCGAGCGCGCCCATTGATGCAAACGGGGATGCGCCCCACGCGGCCGAATACATATCCGTGACGACTTTCGTCTCGTCGTAGCCCGTATCTGCAAACGCGGAATCGGCCAGCACGGACCAAAAGGAAGCGTTCGTATCCTGCACGGTCGCGCTGCCGAGGGCGAGGAAGCCCATCGGGCCGTATAGCGTCTTCTGCGAAGAGAGCCGCATCTGCGACATGTTCTCGGGATCGACGCCCGCGCGAGGGAAGGTGGTGATCTGGCCGGTGTTCGCCGCGCCACCAAACTTCGTGACGATCACAAGCGGAAGATTCGCGCTGCCGAAGATCGATTTGCCCACGCTCGCAGCGGTGTATGGGTAGTAACTGGAGAGCGATTCAATCTCCCCAACCGGCGTGAGTGAAATCCGGTTGATCAGCGACTTGTGACGCTCGTCGATTTCACCCTGGCTGTCTTCGGTAATGATGAACGATTGCCGATCAGGGTTTAGCTCGACACCGCTCTCGGTGTACCACGAATAACCGTTGAAGGTGACAATCGCCGGACCGGCGTTAATGACTGGCAAGACTGGATCGCCCATAAATCAGGAAGGTTGAGAGTTGTTGGTTGACTGACCCGCGAGAATTTTTTCCACCCGCACGCCGCGCTGCTTCACATTTTCCGGCAACGCCGGTGTGGCCGGTGCCACTTCCGGGACCGGCGCTGGCGCGACGATGCGGAAAGTTTTGGTGAATTCTTTTTCCTCGGTTTCTTCCGAGTGGGGCTTGGGCACGGTGCGAATGCCGGTCCATTGATGTTCGCCCTCGTGTCCCTTTTCCAATTCGCAGGGAATGGGCGGGGCGCAATCGAGATCGAAAGCGCCACAGGCGTTTTTGGCGGAAGTGTTTTTGATTCTCATTATGTGTTCAGTGCTGCGACGCCGCTGGCCTGGTAGCCGGCGAGCCATGCTTTTGCTTTCACGGTTTTGCCCGCGCCCGGTGCGAACGGCGCGGTGTAGAACGTGCCGGACCTCGGCACGGGATTTCGCCCGTCAATGGTGTAGAAAATTGCCGCACCTGGCGTGGTGCATGTGAGCGTGAGTGTTCCGGCGTTGTTTACAATCGCGGGCGTGGCCACCGTGGGCATGAGATAACTCAAACCACCCATCGTGGTGATCTTGGCCACATGCACCTGATGATCGTTGTTGCCGGTCGATTCCTCATCGAAACCCGTGACAGCCAGCGGCGCGGAAAGTGATTGCGGAAGCCATTGGTGAAGCAATGAGCACACGCGCAAGATCATCGAGAGCGAAGAGACCAGGCTGCCGAATTCCGAAGGCGCTTCAGTCGCACCACGGTTGAGCGAGACGCGTTCTTCCGCGCGGGCCTCGATCTCGATGTTGTCAAAGTAAGGACCGAATACATCCCACTTTTTGCAAGTGGCTCGCGTGATGATGATAGTGACAAGTGCGCCGAGCTTGCCCGCGCGGTCCACAACATTGGCGAGATCGCGATCCACGGAACTGATGACCGGTATCACGACGTAACTGAGATCAGCGAGTTGCCGTGATTGGCTGAAGAGCGCGTCGGCGCTGAGATGGTCGGCGATTTCCGTGCCGAGTTGCGCGATCACTTGGCACCTCCGAGAAACGTGACGATGGCCGCGCTCATCGCCTTGCCGTAATCGGGCACGCGATCAAAGACGCCGCGCTGAATAAAGCCGCGCCCTTCGATGTTCAGCTTGCGCTTATGCCCGCGCACTTCGCTGTCTGCCTTCCGCACTTTGCGGCGCTGGCCAAAAACAACTGCGTTCTCTGTTCGTTTGCGGACATGTGGCGCGACAGTGACTTCACCGGCGTAACCGCATTCCTGGACGCCGGCATACTTCACATTTGAGCCGATGGAGGAATCAATGGCGAAGCCCGAGCCACTCGCGACAACGCGGGGCGTGCTGGCTCGGATGGATGCGCGCAACCGGTTCGATTGCACACGACAACCAATAGCCTGCGTGGGGCCGCTCTTTGGAAAGGAAAGATAGAGGCGCTGAATGTTCGAGACCGTGATTTGGTTCTCCTCATCCATCACCAGCGCAGCCGCCTCGTAAGCTCCGCGCGGAGTCTTGAACCGTTCGATCAGCGCCCGCGCTTCTTCGCCGATGGAGATTTGGTATTGCTCGCTCATACCCAAGCCTCCCGGATGAATTGCCGAAGCATTTGCTTCACGCCTGGAATCAGATCGAGTCCAGGGAGTGAGCCGGTGACAAATTCGCCAGCCGCACCGGTCTTTGTAATGTCGGTGCCAAGCTTGTCCACCGATTGCCATGTCGTGCGGACCTGCAACAGCCAGGCAAGTTTTAGATCTTCGGGCACCGGAGCCGATCCAACTGGTTGCGCCGTTGGATAGCCGGCGTCGGACGTTTCTTTTGTCTCCCAGAAGTAGCCGGCCGTGTATGTGAATCGAATCAATTGATCGGCTTCACCAGCATCCACGTCCGGCAAATAAATGAACCCGCGCTCGTAATCGATCGTGCGAACGAAATCGTTGATGACTTGAGTGGTCCATCCATCGGCCTCGCTCAGCTTCAGTTCGATTTTGGAGATGGCTTCGACGGGTTTGCGCGAGAGCTGGAAGTGCGAGTAATCGGCCGCGAAAGTTTCCGTGTCGCCTGCCACGCGCGCGAACTTACGGCTGCAATGATTCTCAATCGCGCTGGCCACACCGAGGCCAATCGCCGCGAGCTGCGTGTCCCACGTCGTGCGCGGCCGTAACTCGACAGCAAGAACGTTTGCTTTCAACGTCGCGAGATTGGAGAAGCCGGCGTTCATTGCGGTTGGAAATGGGGTTGTGGTTTTCCAATAGCCGCCTGGCCGACTCCTGATAATGTGGGCGTGTCAGTAACAACTGACCCGGCGTGAGACCCGGAACCGAAAACAAAAAGGCAGTTATGAACAAGACGTTGAAGCGCAGAAACGACAACCACTATGGCACTGTGTCCAATGGGCTGAGCTATACCGTGAACATCACTATCAACGGCGGCTACGACGTGGATGTTAAACGAGCCTCCACCAAAGAGGCGTTGGTGAAACTCACTCAGGTTGGCAGCGGAGATCAGTTCCTCGCTACCATCGAGATTCATGCCAACACCGACCTGCAATCCCTCGCGGCTCAAATCGCGCTGGCGCCGTTTTACCATCTTGGGGAACTTGATGCCGATGACTGGGACGTTTTGATTGAGCGATGGAACGCCATCGAACTGGAGTGATTTTGTCGCGCGGCTGATCCCCGCGCGGCTCTCGGTCTGAAGCGGACCGGACTGCTGCAGCAGTCGAACCGCTTTCGCCCGTGATGCGTGCGGCGCAACAACGCATCCGACAGCAGGGATGACTGCATTGCGGCGGTGAACGGTCTGGCCTGTCCAGCACGCGCACTCACGAACTGGACACGTGAGGAAGCGTGGGCCAGACTTTTCACCGGTGGCAGGCGATTTACTTTGCCCCCCGTGCGGCGCGGGTTCACTTCGCCGTTGAGGCAAGCTGCCTCCCGCGCGTCTCAACGTGCGGGGGGCATTTTGCTTTTGGATCGAGAGGGTCATCGTTTTGGAAAAGCGCCGTGGCCGGATGTGAACGTGACGTGGTGCCAAATGCCGGTGCCGTAGCGGACGATTGCGCCGTTGCACACGGAGCATTCCCCGCGCTGTGGTTCACCCTGCGGCAGCAGTTCGCTAGAAGCCGACGAAGGCCGAGTAGTGACTTCTCTCGACTTCATCATTCGATCCTTCGGCGGCTCTTGCATCGGTTCCTCGTTCTTTCGATGTGATGGTTTTATTCGTAGCGGCCCGTGACGGTGTTGATCTTGTTCGTCACCAGGGATGGCGCGATGCGGACCACGACAGGCCGTCCGACCGGACCCACGTAGATCGCTTCACCGTTCTGGGCGTTGGTCGTCGCGCCGATGGGGATCGAGTTCGACACGCCGAGGGCGTAGAGGCTGTCGCCCACACTCGACAACACGCCGAACGCGCCCGGATTGAAGACGGCGTTGGTCGCGCTGTTGGTACTAACCAGCGTGCAGATGTAGGCAACGCCCGCATGTTCGAGGACGAACTCGGTTTGCGGAACCATCCCGGCCGTGCGATCCACGTATTGCGTGGTGAACGTGGTGGTCGGATTGGTGAACATGACCGCGTAGGCCGCAGCGCCGGGATAGAAAATGGCGGCGGCCGTGTTGGAATCGCTGTTCCAGTTCAAGCCCACGATCCGAAGCTGCAAATTGGGATCGGCCTTGAAGATGGCAGTGGCCCCACCGGTAATCGGATTGGTATGGCCGCCGCCCAGCGCGGTCTTGGTCACGTAGGTCGGTGAAGCGGCCCAGCTGGTTGAGAGTTGAGAGTTGAGAGTTGAGAGCAGCAGCCCGGCAACGCCCGCGAGAAATAATCTTTTCATATTCGAGTTTCGATTTTGGTTTTGGAATTGCCGCCCCGCCTTCGCTTCGCACGGGGCGGCGTGTGTTTTTACATAGAGTGATTACGCAGCCGGGGTCTGCATCGACGCGACGGCATCGGTCGCCAGCGCCTGGACATCGATGCTTTCGAGCGCGCGCATCGCGAGCTCATCCGTGGCGAAGAACACTTCCGTGCTCACGTCGATGCGGGTGGAACCGCGCTCTCCCAGATACCAATAGGCAATGTCGCCGAAGACGGCGATCTGCTTGCTCGCGGCGGCCGCGGTGCCGTAAGGCTGCATGGCTCCAACCCAACGCACCGGGAACCCGTCGAGCGTCGCGCCCGCGAGTCCGTTGCCGCGCTGATAGTTGAACGGCTGGTTCTTGTCGTTGAACGAGACCAGTTTCGCGTCCCAGGTCGGATGCAGGTAATAAGCGGCAGCGGTCTGGCCATTGGCCGCCATGTTCGAGAGCACCGCCGCGCTCACCTTGTTGCGCAGGTTGCGGAAGTCGTCCAGCGTCGCATCGCTCGGCTTGGTTTTGCCTGCTTCGAGAGAGAGTAGGTAATCCGTATTCGTCTGGGCATACTTAATGATGCCCGAGATGTTTCCGTAAGTGGCGGTGCCATCGCCGAGGAACAGCGTGTTGTCTTCCAGTTTGGCGAACTGGCGCGCTATGTAGCGGCTCAGGAATTGGCCGAGCTGGATGAACGTGTCTTCCTCCAGTTCGAACGGAATGCGAATGATGCCGCCCGCCTTCGATGGATCGAAAGACACGAGCGTAACGCCCACGCGCTTCTCGCCAATCGCCGCGCTCATTCCCGCTGCGCGACCCGCGCCGAGGAAACCGAAGTCATCTTCACCCGCCGTGAGGCGTGGCAGCTTCGTGGTGCCAGCGCCGAGTGGGTAGACCGTGGCGTATTGCCGGGCCTGGCCATAAGCAAAGACAAGTTCGGTGATCTGCGAAATGAAGTTCGTCGGCAATGGTGCCTGGGTTGTTCCCATCGCGGTCTTCACTTCGATACCGAGTAGCTCACACGCTCTGGCAATCAGCCCTTCGTGCTGCGCTTCGCTCTTATTCAACTGCTTCATCGCCTTGGCACCGAGCCGGGCGCAGTCCAGGACAAACGAGGCGGCGATGTGCTGCGCGCAATCGTCCGTGACGAAGGGCACGTTCTTGATCCAGCGCACGCCCGTTCCGCTGGCGCGCGTGGCCAATTCTTTTCTCATCTTGCCGACCGTCGCCTGGAGTTCATCCACGCGCTTCTTTTCGCCGTTGATGAGATCGACCAGCCCCTTGATCGTTTTCTTCGTTTCCTCCCAGCCGCCATCGCCCTTCTCGGCAAGTTGTTTCAGCAGTGGGAAATGTTCGGCGTGGCCTTTGAGTTCACCGCAGATTTTCTCGAACTCTTTAACCTGCTCCGGCGTGAGCACGCCGGTGTAGCAGTGCAGCGAGCGCTTCGACATGGCGAACTGGCTGAGCTGGTAGAGACCAACGACACTAATGCCGGCAGCGACCGGGATGAACGAGAGTGCGACGAGCAGGGCCGCGCTAATGATGACAGCAAGCAATGCGGTCGTGTGCTTGTATCGTTTGAACAATAGATTGTGCATGTGAATTACGATTTTGGTTTACGTGTGTTTGAGCGCGGCCGTCGTGGCTCGCCCGATTGACAGCAACTGCGCAAAATGGACTGACGAGCCGGTTGCGCGGGCCTTGGCTTCGTCGTCTCCCTGGCCACTGCAAAATTGTTTGAAGAACTCCGCGCACGCGCGCAGGTCGCTCTTGTTGATCGCGCCTTCGTTGAGCGCTTTCGTTATTTGGTTCGTCGCGCCGGGATTGGCCGGGACCACGACCAGGGAAATTTCCAGCAACTCACATTTCTTGTAAGTGCGCGCGGGCTGGTCTTTGCCGACACCGTTGGTCCAGGTGAGCGGGATGAAGCCGACGCTCTGCGCGGGAATGAAACCCTTGCTCGCCATCTTGAACGCCATCGCGCCGAGTGGGTTGTCCATCGCGAAGCTGACGCGGTTGTGCAGGGCCTTGCGGCCTGCCACATCTTTCACGGCCAGAGATTTCGCGCGGCCCAGGATGCGGGCCACGCTGGAATAATCGTGGCAGTCAGGAATCACGGGATTAGCCAGAAAGTTTTTCGTGTCCCAACCGTCTTGCTCGATCACTTCACCGTAGCGGTCCACGCGATTGTCGCTGCCGATGAAGTCAAGGCAGCTCTCGTCATCCGCGACGGCTTTCACTTCGCTGATGATGCCGCCGCGCAACCCAACTGCGCCGGTGTGCAGCGTGACCAGGCGGTCGCCAAATTCTTCAGTGAGTGGTTTCATGATTTGCTTCTTGGGGTTCTCATCCTCATGACCGCAGTCGGGGCAATAGAGCGCCATGTAGTTCTGGCCTGCATCACAGTCGGCACCGAACTCGTGCCAGTAAGCGTTCTCGCCACCGCAGCGCGCGCATTTGAAAAGTTGCTTCTCCGGTGCAACGTATTTCGGACCGAGTCCAAGCTTTGCGAGAATGTCATCAACATATTCCGCGCCCATTTGTTCGCGGTATTTGTCGAAGGCGTCTCTGGTGATGCGCTTCATTCCTTTCACGTGCGCGCCTCCTTGGTGAACGTGACTTCGCCCAGGCCGCAGACCGCGAAGACAAAACTCTTTTCATCCTCGGATTTCTTTTTCGCCGCGAGCTGGATGCACTGGCAGTTGATGATGTTGCCCGGCGAACCGGAGGGATCGCCGGGATACATCAGGTCTTCGTATTTCGGAAAGCCGCCTTCGAGAAAGTAGACGCTGAATGGCTCATCCACCGGGATCGGGGTTTCCACCGAATACTGTTCTTCGGCGGCTAGATGACCAGGGCGCACGTGTGGACCATGCGAACTGAGCCACGCTTTGTAACCGATGCCAGAATCCTTCATCGCCGCATGGCGCGCGACATTGTAGGCGCTGTTCGTTTCCGTGCGCGCGACGCGTTCCGCTTCCACATCGGTGAGATGATTGAAGACTCCGCGCACGCGGTCGCTGAGTTCCTTCATGGTCTCGCCGGCATCGAGTCCTTCGTTCAGCGCGGTGTTGAGCTGCTCGCGCACGGTCCCGCCCACGTTTTGGATTTTCTGCGTGCGCGCGCTAATCCATTGCTGTGCTTTCTGCGGCGGCATCTTCCAGGGATCGTCGATACCGAGTTCGGTGTGCAGCTCAGTGCCGGCCGCCTGCAGAGTCGAGAGGATTGGATTGGTCAACTCGGTGAGGAGCGATTTGCCAAACGCCTTCGGATCGAAAATGAGATCGATGAGAGAGCGCTGCTCAGCGCCGAAGACCGATAGTTGGGAGACGGAAGCTGGAAGTTCGATCTTGCTCAGTTTCTCCAACGTGGTCGCACGATAGGCGAGCAACACTTTCGAGACCTTGGACTCCATCTGCTTCACGCTCTTGCGCCGCGTGGCGATGTGTTTTTGCCAAAGCTCCTTGAGGCCGAGTTGGATCGGAACGGGCAACGCTTTCACTTCAATCACCTCACCAAGCAGCTTCTGCATCCGCGCGAAGGGGTTCGCTTTCTCCTTGTCCCCTTGTCCCACGGTCGCCGGGTCATCTTCCGCTGGAAGGTCCGCGCCGACGCTGCCGGCTTCCTGCAGCGAGAACGGGAGAAATGATTTATTGCCCCAAGGCTTTTCTTCAAAGCCGAGATCGTAGAGCCGGGTCAACTCGTTGAACGTCGCGCCGATGCTGAAAGCTTTGATCGCGGAATCGAGACGCGAGCGGCGCGCCTCCTGCATGATGGGCAAGCCATCCACATCGAACCAACCGAGCAAACCATCGCCGAAAGTTTTCACGACAGGCGCGACGGCCGCTTCGATGTGTTCGCAGAGTGGACAGATCGTGGACTCGATGAATTTGATTTCCTCCTGGTTGATCGCGCTGCCGCCTCCGCTCAACGCGCTGCTCTTGGAATCAGTGAGACCGATCACGCTGTCGGTCATTTTGAAAACCGCGAGAATTTCCTGCCGGTTCATCTTCCGGTTTTCGATCATCTGCGTCTCCATCCCGGAGAGCGTCGGCTTCTCGACTTTCGCGCCGCCCCAAAGAAAAAGCGGACGATCCGCAGTGCCGGCCTTGCGCTTGCGTTCGCGGAGCGCGGCAAGAATCGCGGCGCGCTGCTCCGGTGTGGCCTGCTGTTCGGTCGTGACGATCACGCCGGTGTCCGCGTTGTTGAGCCAATACCCCTGGTTGTATTTGCTCGCCGCGAAGTCGGCAGCGGCCGGCACCATCGCCAGGATGAGCGGAGACAGGCCGCGCCAGTAGAGATAGGGATTGGGCTGCCGCGAATGGATGACTTCACTCGGCAGGAGGAACTCGGACGGGATCGGCGTGACGAGCGGCGAGCCAGTGTAACGCCAGCCAGCCAGATCGTAACCCACCACATTGTGCCAGAACATTTCGGGCGCGAGCGTGACCAGGCGTTCAACGAGTGGCGCGCTGGCCGCGAGGTCCACAGGCTGATCCATTCCGTTGAGTGGCAGGATGAAGAATTCGCCACGCAGACAATTCCATGTCACGACCATCTCCCAGAAGAGCTGTCGGTTCATGGACGGATGCGGCCGATCAAAGAGGTCCACTGTAGCGGCGCGAAAAGAATGAAAAGGGTTCGGAGAAAGGTTGAAAAGGGTTTTTGTGTAGCGGGCGGCGCTCCGAAAAATGGTTGTGGCAGCCCAATGGCCGTGGTCGTTCCAAAT